GCACGCCCTCGCCGCTGATCCTTGCGGTTTGCTCTTCTGCAACTGCCGCGGCGGTCGCCGCCACCTTCACCTCGACGGCCTCGGTTTTCTGCCCCTGGACAAGATCCCCCTCGATCAATGCTGACTGAGTGGACCAGACCCCAACGTAGGCCGCTTCGGAACCCATCAGCGCGCTATCGTCGCCCTGCAGCGGTGGATTGACCTGCAGATAGATGCCGTCAACGCGCTCGGCCGTGGTTGAGACCTTGCCGTCGAGCGTTTTAACCGATGCCTTCAGCGTGCTCAGGCCCGACGCCGTGGCAACCACGCCGGTGACTGGATCGTTTACCGTCGTCCTCACCGCATTCAACTGCGACGCCTGAGCGCTGATGTCCTGGCCGTGCTGATTGATCGTCGCCGAGTTCTGCTGAACCTGCGTCACCAGGGCGTTTACCGTCTGCGTTACCGTGCCGATGTCGGTCCAGTAGGTTGCGTTCGGCGGCGGGTTGTTTGCCGGTACCGCTCCGTTTGCCTGGTACAGGTGCTGCCCCACTCGCACAATGTCGTTCAAGGCGTAGGCCTTGTTGGGAACGTACTCCAGCGCGTCCACGATCTGGTCAATCAGGCCTTCCAACTCCTGCTTGGCCGTGTTGATGCGGCTGTTCACCGACCCAGGGCCATTGCCGTCGACAAGGTTGATACGGTCGTTGAGCGTCTTCCCAAGCGACGTTTCGTTGATCTGCCCCTTGATCTGTTCAAGGATCGGGCCAGCGTCGGAACTGGCCTGGCCCATCACGCCATTCACCACCGGGTAGAGCGGACCTATGTTGCCGGTGCGGTCCACCAGGCGTGCCCAGAAGAACAGCGTTGCACCCGCCTGCAACTGCTGCATGCGATAGTCGGCCTGCGGATAAGCCAGGTCGGCCAGCTTTGTTGCGGCCGGCAGACTGTTCGCCGGGCCATACCACAGCTCGGTGCGCTGGGTATCTTCTGCACCTGGTGGGAAACCCCACTTGATGCTGATACCAAACAGTTCGCTGGTGGTGCGCAGGAACGACACCGCCGGCGGCAGGCCAGTTTTGCCTTGCAGGTTGGTGAGGTTCGAACTCTTCCAGACTGAGGAAATTTCAAAGGCGCTCACCGAGCGCACGCGAGCCAGGTAGGCGCCCGAGTAAATGCCGGTGACGTCGACGCTGGTCGAGCCAGTGCGCTGCACCTTGATCCAGTTGCCGCTGTCCTTACGCCACTCCACGTCGTACGCGACGGCGCCGGTGACGGCTGGCCACGAGATGTTCATGGTGCTGATCGCGATGCCCTGATTCACGGCGTAGCTTGATGTCAGGGTGACGCTGGCAGGCGCCGGTACCACGGTGATTGGGATAACGCTGATAGGACGCTCTTCCAGGCGCGCGCCGGTGTCGATGTGCGCAAACTTGCTCGGGTCGTACTGCACGGCCGATATCTCGAACACGCCAGGCTCTGGCCGGGCCACGCTCACCACACGGTAAAGCGGGATCGCCAAGTCATCGGCATCCAGCGCCCACACCAGTTCAGGTTCAGGCGCCACGGAGTAAGCCACAGTCACCGTTACCTGCCGCCCACTGACCAACTGGACAGTGCGCCCCTCGCACTTGCCGTCAGGCAGGTTGAGGATCAGACGGTCGCCGGGCTTGGCCTGGGTGTCGCGGTCCAGGGTGATGACCTTGCCGCTCACCGCAGAGATGCGCCCGCCCACGGGCCGGCCAGCGAGCAGTTCGTCTGCGATCGGGATCACGTAGCCTGGCAACGGAATGCGCCCGTCGAGGCCGACCTTGAAGGTAACGGCCCGGTCCTTGGAGTTGGTCAACAGAGCCCACTTCCCGCGGCGCTGAGCCTCGGATTCGCGGGTGCAGCCGATTGCGCTGATCTCGAGCGGATTGTCGCCGTAACGCCGCTGCAGCTTTTGATCGGTCACCGCCGTAACGTCGGTGTCGTAGTTGTTCAGCGGGTTGTCGTAGCTGACCAGCGCGCGAGTATAGCGGGTGCGCTCCGACGCGCTGGAATAGGTGAACTTGCCATCGAGAACGTTTGCCCGGGTATAGGCGAAGTCGAAGTCCGTGGCGCGCGGCATATCCGAAAGGGTGAATACCTGGCCCTGGGCCCAGTAGGTCATCCCACGGTAGATCGCCGAGATATCGCGCAGCAGCGACCAGGCATCAGCCTTGCTCTGCAGATTCAAGTTGCAGATGAAGCGCGGCTCCTGGCCACCCTTTCCGTCCGGCACCAACTGGTCGCAGTACTGCGAGATCCGATACAGCTCCCACTTGTCCACCATCCATGGCTTGATGCGGCGGCCAAGGCCGAAGCGATCGGCCGTCGTGATGTCGTAGGTCATCCAGACAGGGTTGTCGGTCCAGGCCTGCTTGAAGGTGCCGTCCCAAACGCCATTGTAGGAGCGAGACACAGGATCGTAGTTGCTCGGCACCTGCATCTTTTTCAGCTTGGTCTCGACCGTCACGGCCGGGATGCTGCGGAATTGCTCGGCGGAAAACTCGATGTAGAGCAATGCGGTGTTCGGGTAACGGATCTTGGCGTCGATCACCTCTGTGAAGCCGGCAATCTGCATCGTGTCGGAGATTTTGTTGTTGTTCTGATTCGCCGTCAGTCGCGTGATGCGCATCAGCCAGCCGGTGGTTGCCTTGGGCAAATCGATGCGGCGGGTGCGCTCGTAAAGGCTGGTGGTCTTTCCCGACACTGCCTCATTCAGAACCTCCCGATAAGCGCCGCCATCAGTAGCCAGCTCGACCTTGTAGCCGATCGAGTAACCGTTGATGTTGCCGCTGGCATCCACGGACTGGAGCGCAGGCCAGGCGAAGCGAATGCGTACGGCGGAGAGCTGGGTGTTGCTGATTGCCCGAACCCACGGCGTGCCGCTGCGCAGCTCGGTGCTGATAGTTGTCTCGTTCTCGACCGACGGAATGCCCTGGATATAGGCCTGGTCCACGGCCCCGGTGCGCCACTCCCACTTCACGTTCGGAAAGTTCATGTTGCCCTGAGGGTCTTGCAGCGGCGTGTTGTCGAGGTAAATGTCCTTGGCCGTGGGGGTGCCTTCGAATTCGCCCTCGCCCACCGCGATGAGCAGCTTGGCTATAGCGACAGAGCGAAGGCTATCCGGGGCTTCGGTGGGTGTTTTTGGCTTCTCGGAGCCGCCCTTGGCGCCGTAGATGTCGAGCTTCTGTGCTGCGCCCATGCTTTCCTCCAGGCGAAAAAAAGCCCGCTATTAAGCGGGCCTGTTGTGTAACTGAGAATTAGACTCCGGCGGGATCGCAGTAGCTGACCTTCATTAAAATCTCTGCCTTTATTCTGAAAAGCTCTTTGAGCACCTCATTCTGCTCTTCCGGCACACTTAAATTTAATCGGCCCTGCTTAGGTTTATGGCCAGACTCAATTAAAGGAACACCAAGCAAATTTCCGCTGCATGCGTAACTCAACAACGATAACCCCTGCTTGAGCATCAGCTCAAAGTCTTTCCACTGCTCAAGCTCTCGAAGATCATCGTTTTTTGGAGCATGCAGATAGTTGCCGAGCTTCTCGCCAATCCCGCGGAGTTCCGGTGTGACCGGAGTGTATTTACACCTCACCATAGGATATCCACCAGACCAAACATCTATTCTCACTTCCTGCACACACCCAGAAAAAGCTTGCTCAACGTCTCTACCAAGTGCAGCAATCTGCCAGCCACGCTTCTTTTTATCTGCCACGTGCTCCTGATACTGCAGGTACTCCCTAAGCCTGGATTCGATTCCAAACCTAAGCTCTAAAGCGCAGTAGAAATAATTCTCCGGCTTATGATTCCCCTGAGTAAAAAGCCTTTCTGCCCGGCTAAGATGATTGACTGCACCTCGGAAAAAGTCGCTGGCTTCCATGTCGATCTCATAATCAAAAACCAAAGATTATACTTTATCCTCGGCATAGATCGCGGCGCTGATGATCGCCCCACCCACGCGGCGCTTGCCGTAGCACAGCGGTACCGGGTTACCGGATGCTGTGGTGTTCTTGGCGCTGCCGAAGGCGTAGCCGGGAGTATTCTCCGGCGCGGCGCTTGTCTTTAGGCCCCCGGCCTGGGGGCTGAGCATCTGGATCACGCCACCGGCTACAAGGCCGATACCGGCGCCAATCAGCGGCGTGCCGAACGGTGTCGCGGAAAAGATGACACCAACAACGATCAGGATCGCGCCGACGATGGTCTGAAGGACGCCGCCGCGCTTGCTGCCCACTACCACGGGGGCAATACGAATGTCGCCAGCACCGTTGTAGCTCAACTCCTTCTCACCAATGTTGCGTTTGTCGCGAAACACAGCGAACTCCAACCCTCGCGACTTGGCATTTGATAGGAAGCGCTCAAAACCGGGGGTCTGGATACACAGCGCTTTAATGGCCTCTGCCGGTGACTTCACCGCGAGCCTGAAAGACTTCCCGAACTGCCGTAACTGCCCGTGCAGACGAATCGTTGTCATGGGTTGGTAGTTGATCGCTGATGTCTGCATCATTTTCTCCAGGCAATAAAAAACCGCCCGGGGGCGGCTTGATGGTTTTCGTTTCTCAGTTGTAGTCGACGTAGGGGCCAATATAGAAGCCAGCCATATCTCCGCTGATCCTGTACAGACTTTCCTTGCCGGGCTGCACGGTCGCCGCGATAGTGCGGATCGCCGCTCCTGCGCATAGGCCCGACCCCGCCAGCCCGGCGCCGAGATTCGGTGATCCTGGCGGGAGGTAAAAGGTAGCCCGCTGGCCTGTGCCGATTTTTGCCGCTTTGCGCCCATCTACATAGACGACGATATCGCAGCCCGACCCAACGGCGCCGGAGTCGCGCACAACCGTAATTTTCCCGCTTTCGCCAGATGGCTTGGACTGGAAGGCATAGACCTCATCCGCCGGCACCGGCTTGGCGTCTCGCACTGAAATCGCCGTGGAGGCGCACCCCGCCAGCATCGCCACCGCTACCGCCGCTATCAAAATCCGCATGTCGTTCCCTCTTTGGTTTATTTAAAGCTTGTGGGGATAGTCGGTACTTCCACGACCTTGCCGTCCACCAGGCGGAAAGAGATCACGCGGCTCGCGCCGGTCATGCCGTTCGCGTGGCTCCAAATCCACATTTGCCCGTCGCTGCGAGAAACCACCGAGTACGGCGGCCCCATGATTTGGGTTACCTGCTCCTCAGTCATGCCGACCGTAACCTTCCTGGCGTCATCATACGAAAAGCTGGTGCCTGCACAGCCTGAAAGAGCCAGCACCAGACATGCGGCAGCCGCGAATCCGGTAATCCTCATGATCAATCCTCGTCCTGAAAGTCGCGACTGTATCACCGAGCATCACGATGGCGAAGAATCAGGCGAGTTCGATCATGCCAGGGTCCGCCGTAGACAATGATCTCGGACGGTCTGCCGTACAGGTGGTGCAGCAGGAACGGGCCGGGGCCGAAGGTGCCTGACTCTTCGTCAGGTAACGCCGGGTCAGCGCCCAAGTAGATCCCAGCATGGTTAGGGTGCACCGTCCGCCCGACATGCATGACGATCAGGTCTCCGCGCTGTGGCCCGTCGACGCGTACAAAGCCGGCTGCCTCGTAGTGCTGCTCGTACAGGCTTGCGTTCTCCGTGCGCTCCCACCAGCCATCAGTGCGCTGGAAGGCCTCAAATTCAATCCCCCATTCCCGCTGGTACCAGTCAGCGCAGACCTGCCAGCAGTCCCAGGCACCGTGCACGAACGGACGCTTGAGCAGCGGCGTGCTGCCGGTTGGCGTGATCGTGCGCAAATCCCCTTCGGGCCAAGACAGGATGTGCCATGGCAAAGCCGTGGCCTCACACATGGCCAAATCATGCGGTGAGGGCCTGCTGGTGGCGTCCGGGTGCGAGTGGACGATGCCAATCACCTCGCCCAAGTCTTCCGCCGCGGCGTAGTCCTCGGGATCGAGCCGGAACTCTTCGTTCGGCTCCGTGGCGACGTTTTGGCACGGGAAGTACTTCTGCGCCCGCCCAACGGCCAGCAGCAGGCCGCAGCACTCTTTCGGGTACTGCGCCGCCGCGTGCGCCTGGATGGCTGCAACAATGTGCTTGCGCATGGTCAGCTCCGGGCAATCAGGGAGACGGCGGGGAATCCGCCAAAGGACAGTTCGTTGTTCTCGCCGAAGCGCAACTTGCAGGACGACAGACAGCCCTTGCACTGATCCTTAGCCGGGTCATCCGTGGGATTGTCCTCGTCGTCGAACATGGCCGCGCCGGTGTAGCCGCAGTCCGGCCCTCGGTAACCATTGGTCATGGCCCAGTGGCAGAACGTCGTCATCTGGCGCCCGGGAAGTCCATGGTTGTCGATCTCACCCGGGGACGACAGCTCCCAGACCACCGCCTCGCCGTCCTCGCTGGTTTTCTGGTCGATGTACCAGATCTCCAGCGCCTCTTGGGTCGGATTGGCGGTTGGGTTGCCCTCGGGGAAATTGGCGGCGTCTAGGTACTGGGCCAGCGTCTCGCGGACAGTCAGCTTGAACTTGAGCATATCCTCGAAGGCCAGGCACAACGCCGTGACGCGCCCGTTGACGTTGGCGGCAGCGAAAGTCGGCCGAGAGGCGGTGCCGTCGCTGCTCGAGGAGATACCCTCAATCTGCACCGGCCAGGCCGCGTACTCCTGGCCCTGCCAGATAATCGACTTGGCGGGCAGTTCCTCTTCTGATCCCTCGTAGGCCAGCAATTCCTCTGGCGTGTGCGGGATAGCATGACCGTGGAAGCGCAGGTAATCGGCGCCGTATTCGGTACCGTCAATTTCGAAGAGGCGAATCTCGCCGCCGGGCACCAGTTTCTGGATGTCCGTGATCAGTGCCATGGGCGGTTATCTCAGGGATGAAAGGTTTGCTGGAAGGTGGCGGTGATAGCGTAGACCTGGCCGCCACGGTGAACCGGCTTGTAGCCGTTGCACTTGTAGAGGCCAAGCTCGCCGAGGGGCGGCGTCCAGAGAAAGCCTTTTGCCCCCTTATGCCTGTCGAGGAACTTCCTGATCTCCAGGATTCGCGCGCCCATACCGGTAAACGTCACCGGCCAGGATTCCGACTGATTGTTCAGTCCATCCTCGACCGACTGCTCATAGCCATCGCCGAACTTTTTGGTCCGGACGCGCTGGGTAATCTCCCCTTCCACGCCCTTTTCCGTTGCCCATGTAAATCGTTCGATTGCCATCAGCGCCCCTTGATTGCTTTGTTGATAACGCCGCCCTGGCCCATGTCCTTGTTGCGCATCTGCTGGTACTTCTGCTCCACAAAAGCCGCCAGCTCCTTGCCGAATAGGTCGTAACCGGGGGCGTCAGCCGAGGACGAAGCGTTACCCTCGCCATCGATGTGCACCTCGACATTGATCTGCGTCGCACCTGCGCCGCCGCCTCCCATGGCCATAACGCCCAGCTTGCCGCTGGATGTTCGGGTCAGCGGCATGATTGCCTCTTCCCCCGCCTCGCCCATTACACCTGTTTTGCCGTTGGCCATGCCGAACGCCGTAGGCTTGCTGACGATTGAGTTGGTGAAGGCGCCGCCGTCGGCGAACATCTGTACACCGCCCGACCAGGCGCCACCCAAGGCTTGCGGGAAGTACGAGCCGGAATAGCCGCCAGCCGAGGCCCCAAGGTTTGAAGACGCAGCACCAGCAGACCCAGCCGCCAGTCCGTTGCCACCGGCCGCGCTACCACCGAGGTAACTCGCTGCCGAACCCACCAGGCTGCTCAGCAATGCTGAACTCGCCTGGCGTGTTGCAATGCGAGCCATATCAGCGAGAACCGACTTCGTGAAGTCAGCGAACGAGAACTTACCTGTCGTGGCGAAGTTGACGACCGCGTCTTCCATGGAGCTGAAGGCGTTGCCAAACAGGCTTTTCGTCTGCCCGGCGACGTTTCGTGCCGAGTCCAGGTAGTTGTCCCACGCTGCTGTCGCACCTTTGGTCCAATCGCCCTGGGCGTTCTCCACATCCGCGTAGTTCTGCCGGATTTGGTCAGTGGCAGCCTTATTCGCGTCTGCGAGCGCCTGCGACTTACGCTTGAACTCTTCCTCCGACATGTTCCGCGACGGGTCAGACTTCTGGTTGGCCAGCTCCAGTGACTGCTGAGCAAACCGATCTTGCTGGCTGTTCAGTTCGCCGCTGAGTGCGTTCTGACGGTCACCCTGGCCTACGCCAATCACGGCGCGCTGCCCGGCAAGCTCCAGAGCTCGTTGTTGCTGCCCCAGTGCCTGCACGTAAGTGCTGATCGCGCGCTCTTGTTTCGCCAGGCGCCCGGTCTCGTTGGTCGACAACACTTCAAGCTGGCTATCAGCGTCCTTCTGTGCCTTGACCATTCCCGCTCGCGCGTCAGCGATCTTCTGGTCGAGCTGGATGCTCTGCGCGGCCGACGTGGTCTTCTTGCCTTTGGCGACCTCCAGTGCAGCAATCTCGGCCTCATATGCCGCCTTAGTTTGGTCAAGCTGATTGCCGATCAGCGCCTGGCGCCGCAGCAGATAGTCTTCCTCGGACAGCAAGCCAGCCTTTTGAGCCGCCTCCAGTTCCTTCTGGTAATTTTTGTAGGTGTCGGTGATCGCCGTCAGGTCGTTCTTGGCGTTGTTGAAACTGGTTAAGTCGACCTGGGAACCGGCGGCCTTCTGGTCTTTGAACTTGTCGTTGATATTGGCGATGTTTTTGTCGACCGTTGCCTGAGCCAGGCGAGGATCGTTCGGCGCTACCTTGCGGATATCGTCGAGTTGTTTCTTGTAGTCCTTGATGGCGTCGGCGCGTTTCTGCTCATTCGTCCATGACGATTTAGTCAAAGCATCGATTTTAGCCATCGACGACACGGCTTCGCCTTGGGCCTTGGCCTGGTCACCCTCCCACTTGGCGATATCGGCTTGGGCCGCCTTCTCATCTTCCAGCATGTTTAGGCGGTCTTGCCGAAACTCAATCAGCGCGTCTTTGGACTTTTTGTTTTGGAACAAACCGTCCATGTTTTGCGCTTCAAGCAGGTCCGCCTTCGCGCTTTCAATATCCGCGTTGATGTCGCGACGACCAATATTCTTGATCCCGTCGGCGGCGCGCGCCACGGCGTTGTACGCCTTCTCCCAAAGACTGAGGTTTGCCAGAATCTTTGGAGTGCGCTCATTGATCGCATCAGCGTAGGCATCGGTCGCGAGCTTCACGGCGCCGGCGTGATCGCCTTGCTTCTCCAGGGCCACGATTTGCGAGTAAACCGAGGCAGTCAGGTAGTGGTACTGTTCGTTTAGCGCGGCGGACGCCTTGACGGGGTCGTCTGCCAGCTTGGAGAACTCCCCGACTGTCTCACTCACAGCTTTGCCAGTCGCTTCCTGCATCGACACGGCGGCCTGAGTGATCTCGGTAAAGCTCGCGCCTGCGATCTTCCCGTTGTCAGCCAGCAGAGCCAGGACAGAGGCTGCTTGCCCCGTAGAGCCGACAGTAGCGCTGACCTGGCGCGCCATATCGCCGAGCTGTCCGGCACTGACGCCTGCGTAGTTGCCGGTGAGGATCAGCGACTTGTTGTATTTGTCGGTTTCGGCTCTGCCCTGAACAAATCCATAAGCGAGTGCCCCGACCGCTGCTACAGCAAGCCCAATAGGCGCGGCCATCGCTGCGATGCGAACGGCCGAGGCGCCGGCATTGGTCCCCAGCTCCAGAACGTTGTGCGCTGCAACGCGGATGTTGCCTTCAGCCAGAGCGTTTCCCAGCTGAACCACGTTCTGCCTGGCGGCCTTAGTGTTCAGTCCGAGGCCGGCAAACGCCGAACTCGTCTTGTCGATCTCGGCATACTTGCCATCGATCTTCTTCAGGGCCTGGTTGTATTGCTCTTGGTTGATACGACCCGCATCCAGGTGCTTACCCAGCTGCTCAACCTGGGTATCCAGCTTTGCCAATGCGGACCGGGCCGGGTCGATGGCACCCAGCAGGCTGTTCAGGGCCTTCTGTTCGTCCATCGCTGACTTGGCCAAGGCGATTTGCTGCTTATCGAGCTGCGCCGAGATCTTCGCCGCCTCGGCCTCGCCATAGGCGCCGGTCTTGGTCAGCTTGGTGAGCGCATCACGCTGCTTTGCCAGGTCCTGCGTAGTCTTGGCACTGGTGGAAAGTGATTTCTCCAGCGCCTGCATTTCATTCATCAGGCTGACGGCGGATTGCTCGGCCCGGCCGCCGGCCTTCGCCATCTCATCCAGGCTCGTTTTCGCCTGGATTGCATCGGCCGAGTCGATCTTGACGCCGAGTTCTGCAATGTTCATCGACTCACCTTGAATAAGTGCCCGTGG